GATGTTACTTTAACTCGCGCCTTGCCTTTGGATGGTGTAGTTCTGCTCATGTGCTTTCTCCAACTTTGAAGCAATACGGCCTCACAGCGAACCCTTTGTCAACCAAATCAAGTGCCAAGCTCATTGCGTCGGCCTGACAATCAGCCTCGCTGTACCATATATTGTTCGTATTTGCGACCACCACGCATGACTGCGCCTCCAAGGTCGAGCAGAGGAGGAGCGCAGCAAGAAACATGGCTAGTTGCTGCCTTTCATATCCATGTGATCGCGGCCAATATACTTCAGATCGTTCTCGATAAGAGCAACCCTTTGCTTGATTTTGTTGATTTCACCAATAGCCATTGTCATGGATGCCAGCTCATCCCACAGCTCCTCAATCTCATCGAAGGCATATTGCAACTCCATCGCGTTGTCTTGGACATCGCGCTTCAAATTTATGTTGTCCTCGATGGCCATGCGCGAGCCGATTTGGCCAACGGTCTCCTCAAGGCTGGCAATGGTAGCCGCCTGCTGGCTTACCCACCAAACACCCGCCGCCAATTGAACGGCCATTGCAGCCACAAGGGCGAGAGGTAGTTTGACGTTTTCCATTACTTCGCCTTCTTCTTATCCATGAACCCTTCAGCCGCGCCAGCGCCAAAGTAGAAACCCAAGATCACGATCATGGCCCAGCCGATCTGGAAGTCCTCAAGCACACGTTGCACCTTGTCGGCGTCAGCGACACGATCCATGAGCGTGAAAGCTAGAACCATTGCAAAGCACGACAGATAGGTGAATGTGAAAGAGAACGCGATTATGCGTTGAGCCAGCTTGAACGGCGCATAGGCATTCATAATATCAACCTTGGCCTTGGTTTTAGCCGCGATTTCTTCCTCAGTGGACGTGTGGAAGCTGTCGATCAGGTCTATGCCAGACTTGATAACGTCACCTGACCCAAATATCTTTCCAAGTATTCCCGCCACTTTATCGCTCCATCAGTCGATCTATTTTTTCTTCCAGCCGATCAAATTTATTCATAATCTGCAACAAAACCTGATTGCTGTCGGTCTTGGTAACATACTCTTTCGCCATTTCTTCACGACTGCGGTTGAGTAAAATTCGGAGGCGATCCAGCTCTTCGCGTTGCGTTTTCAGCCACCAGCCAATTCCGCCGATAACGACCGCAAAAAGTATATTCAAGATCGCGTCCATTTCCATGTTAGTAACTGCCTTCCCAAACCCGAAGGGCGCTAAATTCGTTGCTTGCTAACTTACGTTTTAACACATCTTTGACCGCTTGTGTATCCGTCCAAGCCACTCCGGCCTCTTTCAGCCATACGGCCAGCAAAGCCATGTCAACATTGCCAACATGCTTGTAATCAGAGCCAAAGCTGTTCTTCGTTACCTCACGGGCCTGCGCTGCATCCTTGAGCATGTGTGATGCGTCGAAGGTGCGCTTGATGACCATATTGTCATCGCCATCAAACGTGATCTTTTCGGATATTTTGGTTGACGTATTAATCATTAACCCACGCCTCGTTGATGTGAATAGTTGACGGGTCATCGGCTTTTAGAGTGCCATTTGCGTTGCGCGCACGCTTTTTCTTTGCCGGGGCTTTAGCCTTTTTGGCAAACATTGGCTTCTCTTCAGCCTCAAGCGCACCAGCGCGAATTTCGTTGATTAATTTGATTTCGCTGTCGGGAAGGTCAACCACGTCGCCCTTGAAAAACTTGCCAGCAGATGTGAATACATTTGCAACTGTTACTGTAGCTTTTGTCATATTGGTCTCCACTTAAAGGAAAATGGGGGCAGTCTCCCGCCCCCATCTTTTAGATTATGAAGTTGAGCAGTCAGCGATGATGCCGTTTGCAGCTTCATTTTTAGCGCAGAGTGTGAGTTCTGTCACAACTTGGCGGGTGGTGTTGTCGCCAGTTTTGGCCAATGCCACGTTCTTTGTGCCACGCAAGGAAGCAACTTCCCACATGTTGTCTTGCATGATGAAGACGTCACGCGAGCGGTTCTCACGGCTTGGCATAAATTCTACGCTTCCCCAAGGGGTTACATATACTGCCAAGGATTTAACAACGCGCTCGTCGCCAGCTTGTACGCTGGAACGCTGATTGTTGTTACCAGTGAAGCCCAGAGCTACATTCATTTGGAATGCAGAAAGGTACACTGTGTCTGGCTTACCACCAGCAACCCAGATTGACTGCATAACAGTGTCAAAGTTGGCTTGTGAGAAGGCGGCTTGTGTGCCGTCTGTACGGGCGTCTGTACCGTCGCCGGTTGGGTCTGCACCGCCTGCACCAGCAACAGTGTTTGTTGTCAACCATGCTGGAGCGCCAGCAAGTTCACGGGCTGTTGTGGAGTTACCAGCTGCGCGTGCGTTGTTTGCAAACAAAGCCTTTTCGATGTCCAATTTTTGCTCTTTGGCAATCTTCAAGGTTTGATATGCAATCTCTTTTGCGCGACCTGCGTTATCAACATTATCGTCGGAGTCGGATACGACAACGGCGTTTTTGAAGATTTGAGTGTAGTTGCCCAAACGAGTTGTTGCTGCACGAGCTTCGGCAGTAGTTGCGTCACCCTCGATGTGAGCATTGACGGCAGAAGCGCGAAGCGAGTCTGTTTGCCACTCTACGAGAGTATTCTTTGCGGCCTTTTTAGCAGCTTTGCTGTAAAATGGTGTTTCCTCTGGCGAAATGTTGTGGATAACATTGCTGAGGTCTTCACGGATACCCACGGAATCATAGGTATCAAATGTGTTTGCTGGCTGTGCCATTAGTGTGTCCTTTCAAAGACTTACTGATTTAAGATCAAGCTCAATGCGTCGTCGATTGAGCCAGTTTTCTGCAAGCGCGTTTGCGCCTTTTTACGAGTTGCAACATTGCTATCTTGCCGCTTCTTCGCACCAGACTTCACCATCGGCCGGGCTTTCTCGCCCTTGGATTGTGCAGATTTGCGCTTCGCCACCAGCTCACGATATTTACGCGCATCATTTAACGCCCGCACATATCTAGCATCAGTTACATTTTGCATTTCCTCAGCCGTGAAGCCGTAGGAAACGCCTGTATCAACCAATGCGTTTTTGATCGCTTCACCCTTTTCAGGATCAGCAATCTCAGGGATGTACTGCGTCAACACTTGTGCTTGCTCTTGAAGGTAGGCTTGGTGAGCCTCTTGCTGGGCCTGCATGCGTTGCTTTTGCACATTCTGAAGCTGGAACATATTTTGGTCGTATTGTGCCTTGGCCTCGTCATACTTGAGTTTTTCTTCCATGTACCCGATTGGGTCACTTTCAAACAACTCGCGTGTTGGCGGGGTTGGGGCTTGCAAACCACCGGTTTGCGCCTGCTGGTGCAACTGCAAGAGTTGCTGTTGTTGCTGTTGCAATGCGGCTGCACGCTGTTCGATTTGCTTTCGCGCCTCGGCAGCTTCTTGAAACCGCTTATTAATTGCCGCCTGTCCCGCAGCAGATTGCTTTAACTGATCCAGTGTCCACATCTCTTCTTTTCCGTCAACTTTGACGGGGATGAGATTGGTGTCTTCAGCTTGTGCCTCTACTAGGTCTTCGTCGTCAATTTCGACATCATCATATTCATCGCTGGATGCCTCAACGTCATCTTGCTCTTCGTCTGCAACCTCAACTTCTTCAGTCTGATCGTCATCAGGCTCAATCATTGCGTCCACAGCCGCGTCAAAATTATTATCCTCAGAAGTCTCCTCTGAGGGTGCGAGTAGGCTTTCTACTGCGTCGTCTAGGGTAGTCGATTCCATCGGTGCTACGTCCTTTGTTTGCGATCCAAAAGCGTCTCTGCTGCAAGCGCAGCGTCGAGGGTCACTTCGATCTGGTTAAGCGCACGGATTATCGCGTGCGCCTCTTCACGGGCGGCCACGTCAGCCACCCCACTGTTTGCGAAAACCTGCATTTGGTTATCGCGCACACTCTGCATAAACTGCTTAAATGCAGTATCGTTCTTCAAACGACGGGCCTCTTCAGCCTCTATGCGTATTTCTGTTGTCATTGTTGCACCCCTTGGGCCATGCCGCCGATCATGCGCATTTTATCTTGCTCGGCTTGCACACGGGCTACGTCAACGGCTGTGCCGTATTCGCCGTAAATCTTTGCCGCATCGACCAGCAAGTCCTGCGCCATCTGATCTCGCTTGAGATCGTCATTGGCCGCTGCCTTCTGCATTTCAAGCTGCAACTTGGCCATGTCAGTTTGAGCCTTTGTTTGCGCTTTCATTTGCTCTGCCTGCAAGAACGCAGCGTTTGGATCAGCCGCTTGACCTTGCTGTGCTTGAGCTTGCTGCTGCATCTGCAACATTTGCATCTCAATCTCTGGCGTGATTGGCGCAAAGTAACGGTCAGCATTGCGGATACCCGAAACAGCCAGCTGATCCGCCAGCGTGTTGCGAATGTTGG